GATCACCGACTTCACATCGGGCACCGACAAGATCTACCTGAGCCAATCGATCTTTACCAAGCTCACTGCAGGTGCATTGCCCAACACTGCTTTTTTGAGTACCTCTGCCACTGGCAAAGCACTGACCCCCAATCAGTACCTGATCTTCAACGGATCGAAATTGCTCTACGACGCCGACGGCTCGGGGCGGGGTTCTGCGGTGGCGATCGCTACTATCGTGGGGCAGGTGCAGGCCAGCGACATCGTGATCTACTGACTCTGACAGCAGTAGCACACCCGACGAAATACAATATGGTTGACCGATAACGGGGCTCACTGTAATATACACACATAGCGTAACAACACAGGAGCAGTGACCATGGCATATTTCAGTCAAGAACGCAAGACGCAAATTGCCCCCGCTGTCAAGAACATCCTCAACAAGTACGGCATCAAGGGAAGCCTGAGTGTCCGCAACCACAGGACCGTGGTGCTTACTCTCACCGGTGGTAAGATTGACTTTGTTGGCAACCACAAAGACGTCATGGGCCGCAACCACGCAGACTACTTTGCCCGGAGTGCTGACTGGGGCGACATTGACGTCAACGTCTACCACTATCGCAATCATTTTGACGGTGTGGCCCGTGAGGCACTGAGCGAACTGATTAGTGCTCTCAACGACGGCAACTGGGATCGCAGCGAGATCGAGTATGACTACCATGATCGCGGTTGGTATGTGGATGTGCAACTGGGCCGTTGGAACCGTCCCTACACTGTCACTGCCTAAGGAGCTAGCATGACCGCATATGCAGAATTCATCAAGGATTGGAACGATATGCGCGCGGCTTTCAGGGCCGCGAGTTCCAGCGAAGACATTGCCAATGCCAAGATGATAGGCGCGGTCAGCGCCATTGTGCCCTTGCAGGCCGATGATACCAGTTTGCGCAAGATGTCACAGAGCATGAGACAAACTGTGCAAAGGCTCACCGTGGAAATCCTGACCCAGGATCACGCAGCATGAATGATCGCGACGACATGATCTTCATCAGCATTGATCGTAGCATGGTCGTGCAGGCTGTACTGGATGGTCAAATCGGATCTGAGCACGTCACAGTGGATGAGCTGGTCACGGCTCACTATCTCCTGGCCGATGCTGCCATTGCCCAGAGCCTGCATGCTGCTCTCCAGCGCGACGATGTTTTGGTAGTTAATCTTGCCTGGCAATACGACGTCCCCAACTGAGCACGATTGACCATCGAAGCAATCTAGGTTACAATGAATCATTGCCACGCATCGGGTCCATCATGGAAGCAGTAAGAGAAGTCACAGACTGGAGCTACAACCACACCTATCTCGTGGATGGCAACAAGGTCTTAGCCTACATTGCACAAGGTACCGACCGACCGCAGTATTTTCAGAGGCGGGCGGCCTGGGTGGGCCGTCTGGGGAAACCAAGCTGACGAGAGCATCACCAAATACAGGGGGGCGCCGTGTCTCGACTCACTGATCTACTCGCTAAGGCCAAAGCCAAGGACTCACATCTAGGAGCCGATCTCGAACGCGAGTTCAAATTGCTCTCCTCTCGGCTGCCGTTTGGTCTGAACTTTGAACGCCATAGTCCGGAGGCGGTGGAGTTGCCGCTGCGCCCCGTCCGCAAGGGTGACAAGGTGCGCGTGCTGCCTGACCGTGGCTCGGTCAAAAAGGGAGATCAGCGCTTGTGGCAGGTCAAAGCCATTCACAAGGCCATTAAAGTTGCTGACTTGGAACTGCTGGATACAGCAGTTCCAGAAATACAATCGGTGCCGCTGGCCGCTTTGATTGTGGTGGCCGAGTTCCGCGACACGATTTATCCAGGCATGGTTAGCACCGGCAAGGTCACGCGCGGCGGCGACAAACCCTTCCACACGGTCATGAACGGCGAGAACTACCACGTGTTGAAGGTGCTGACCTACACACACCGCGGCAAAGTCGACGCCATCTACATCGACCCGCCCTACAACTCAGGCGCAAAGGACTGGAAGTACAACAATGACTACGTCGAAGGTGACGACCTATATCGACACAGCAAGTGGCTGGCGATGATGGAGAGGCGCCTGCTAGTGGCAAAGGAATTACTGAATCCTGCCGACTCAGTGCTTATCGCTTCAATTGACGAAAAAGAATACCTTCGGTTGGGCCTTTTATTGGAGCAGGTTTTTCCGGAAGCCAAGATTCAAATGGTGACATCCGTAATTAACCGAAAGGGAATAGTTCGAGCAAATGAATTTACTCGAACAAATGAGTTTATATATTTTGCATTGTTTGGCTCGGCCAGACTTAACCCTAGCAGGGCCGATACAGGTGCCGCCGTAAGGTGGGCGAGCCTGCGGCGTACAGACATTGAATCCCGCAGAGGAACTGCCAAAGGTGGACAGTCCCAATTTTTCCCCATTTATGTAAACAAGAAGACATCTGCTATTGAGGCGATTGGTGAGCCCATTCCACCGCACATTGAACGTCATACTGTAAGTGGTCGAGATGGGTGTTTTACGATCTGGCCCGTTCGACCTGATGGAACGGAGATGAACTGGGGGCTAACACCTGATTCACTTAGGTCGCGTCTTAAAGGCGGATATGTTAAGGCCGTAGCAGGGCGAGGAAATAAAGAGCCTGCGCTTTATTACCTAACAAGTGGTCAAATAAAGGAGATTTCGGCGGGTGACCTTAAGGTTAAGGGCTACGAAGCCAGTGGCGCTGCAATAGTTGAATTTGAGACGGGTAAAGCAACTATGCCAACAACTCAGTGGGATTATGAGTCGCATAGTGCACAAGAGCATGGGAAGTCAATAATCAAGGCTCTTATTCCTGGTCACGCTTTTGATTTCCCCAAATCTCTTTATGCAGTAGAAGATGCACTACGTTTTTTTGTTTCCAAGAAGATTGACGCAATAGTTCTTGATTTCTTCTCCGGATCCGGCACCACGGCCCATGCCGTGATGCGCCTGAACCGTCAAGACGGTGGGCGACGCCAGTGCATTTCGGTGACCAACAACGAGGTGGCCGCTGATGAGCAAAAGGTGCTGCGAGAGCAGGGTTTGCGACCCGGAGATCCCGAATGGGAAAAGCACGGCATCTGCGACTACATCACCAAGCCGCGCGTGGCTGCTGCGATTACCGGCACGACGCCTGCTGGTGAGCCGATCAAGGGCGATTACAAGTTCACCGACGAATTTCCGATGGCCGAGGGTTTCGAGGAAAACGCCGAGTTCTTCACCCTGACCTACGAGGCCAAGAGCGCCGTCAATCACAACCTTGCGTATGCACGCATCGCGCCCATGCTGTGGTTGCGGGCGGGGGCACAAGGCCGCCGCATCGACAAATTGCCGCCCGAGGGATGGGCAGTGGCGGATACCTATGGTTTGTTGACCGAGGTGGATCAAGCCACGCCGTTCATCCTTGCAGTGAGTCAAGCCAGTGCTTTGCGCATTGCCTACATCGTCACCGACGACGACCGGCGCTTTCAGGCCATTGCCAAGCGCCTACCTGATGGCATCGAGCCAGTGCGGCTGTATGAGTCGTACCTGTCCAATTTCAGCTTTGCGAATGGGGAATAAAGATGAAGTTCACCCTCAAGGACTATCAACGCGACGCCGTGCGCGATGCATTGAACAACCTGAAAGATGCGCAGGATGACTGGCGCCGTAAATCGCGCAAGTGTGCGTTCTCGCTGACCTGCTCTACGAGCGGCTCGCCGACCTGCTCTACGAGCGGCGCGAGCTGGGCGTGTTCGGGCTTGGCAGCGCGCGCACGATCGACGACTATGCAAAGCAGTTCGGCATCGACTACCGGGCCCGCACCGTCGAGCGCGACTTCCAGCGCGTCTATGCCGACTGGCTGCCGCCGCGCAATAACTGTGTGAGGCCATAAATATGGAATGCTACAGATATTCATATTTGCTTGTTGGGCAATCGCGGTTGTTTCTTTCATCGTGTACCTGGTCGTGACATGGTAGTTTGTGTCTGCCGAAACATCCGAACCTCCGAGTACTCAGATCCCGAAGCCTTGCGTGAGCGTATCATGCGGCCTGACTATCAATGCGGCAAATGTCTCTGTGCATTCATCCATTCACCTATCCAAACACCGTCACAGTGTGGTCAACAAACTGTGTATCAAGATGACTATGTGAGTCTCGATCACCGTGATCAACATTGCTGCCGCGACTGATTAACATATCGCATTAGTTTTTGGGCTTTGATTTTAAATATTGTATAGGACACATACAATTTGTTTTATTTGGTCAAGGGTCATGTGAAGTATTTCACCGACCAGTATCTTCGGGACATCGATCAGGACTACACTCGACGTCTGTGGTACAACGAAGAAGCACAGAAGACTGCCGACTGTTCAAAAAAATACATAAATAACAGTTATTGCTGTATGAAGTTGAAGGAAAGGTGTTCTGGACGCGAGTTCGACTCTCGCCCGGTCCACCATAAGCATACTGGTGTAAGATGGAGTCGCCCTCCCATTATTCGGTAGTATCGATAAAATCTAGTATGCTTATGATGGGCCGGTTTTGGTTTCGACAGGACAAATGAGTACAGATACAGACAGCACGAGAGGCGAAGGTCGTAAACCTAGCAAAACTTATAAACGCCAATGACGACGTTTATGCTGAGGATCTCCGCCTAGCGGCTTGATCTGTCGGGGTTGGTCACCTGGCAACAGAACGACCAAATGGCCCAGCGATGGGCCATTTTCTTTAGAAGCTTTGTATCCAGCTCAGCACAAACATGCGGGTGTTGGGTTCGATTTCCTCCCCCGGAGACAAAACGTAGAGGTGGCAGAGTGGCCCAATGCAAGGGACTGCAAATCCTTAAAACCGTAGGTTTGAATCCTGCCCTCTACTCGTAATTCGTACCGTTGGAAAGGCCGCGGGCTTGAATCTACCCAGGCGTGCCACACACCGCTCTTAGCTCAGTGGAAGAGCTCTGGTCTTCGAACCCAGTGGTCGTACGTTTGAATCCTTCGAGGCGGGCCAATCAACCAGCATGACGAGTGAGAAAGTTCATTCTCATGTTTTTGGGTTTGAAATAATCTTGTACTACCGATTTGACCACGTCGATGTCAAATTCTCGGAAACCGAACACATCAAGATAGATGTCACCAGTGTCGTTAACAAAATGTGCAACAATGCTGGATGCTACGATGATCTGCACTGCAGTGAATCCGGCTTTGTCTGGACAGTCGGCCGCGGTATATTCGATCCACGGCTCTCCAATTGGATCCATGTTGATTCGACTGACCAGTTCTTTGACGAAGCATTCAACATTGTATCGTTCCATCATGAGTGCTCGATTTGCATCACGACAATCTAGAGTTAAGTGGTACCCCCAAACGCTAGACATTGACAGTTTCCTTGAGAAATTTGCTAGATACTGTGTGTTGCAGGTATCCGCGGATGTGGCCGTTTGAGATTGAATTGCAGTCCGAACTTTATACTGAAACGTGGTTGCTCGGTGAGATTCAAGGCACGGTGATAGCTGAGATCTGAGTTGATCAACAACCACCCTTGCCAGGGCGCTGCTGGCAAGCGCAGCTCGGTTTCCGGGTCATGTCTGTTGTACAGAACCGATGTATCTCTACAAAACCAAGTGCCTTGATCGTTGCTGGGCTGTTCCACAAGATAAATCATGCCCTGTAGCAACAGATTTTTGCAATCAACATGCCATGGATGATTTTCATAATGAGCCGGAGTCTGTATAAAGTATGCGTAGGTATTGGTAATGGAATCCAGGCATGACCGGTTAGGAAAACTCCAAAATTCTTGGAATATCTGATCGCGGCTGGCTAAATCCAGTATCTGCTGTTTGACACAGGCACTGTCCAATTGCCAACAGATATCCTGCAACACAGAGTCGTGAGTCTGCCAATCTGTGAGAGATTTCACTGCCCAATGGGCAGTATCAGGATGCGTGACCGGCTGTTCCCAGTCTGGATCTGCAGCAAGATGTGCCACGATCTCTGACACCGACATAGGCGGATCTATCACAGTGATCCTATAAACACCGGCACAGTCCGTGGGATGAAAGTTCAGTTTCACCCGGTATTTATCGTCGATAAATATTTGACACTATGAACAACGATCTGTTCTGGTTACACAGGCAGTGCGACTTTGTATTGAAAAAATTCTCATACAGTATTTACGTCAACAGTTGATCTCTAACTTAAAGTTTGTTACAATGTCAACTATGGATAAAGATGATTTTGTTTACAACAACGAAGAAGAAGCTGAGATGGGTCAGCTGCATGCCATACACCTAGGCATGAATGCCGTGGCCGATGTACAGCGACAGTTAGCCGAACAGGCACGATTCCCCAGTTTGGCTCATTGCGAAGAATGTGGTGACGACATCCCCGAGGCTCGACAACGACTCATGCCCGGAGTACGGTGCTGTGTGTACTGTCAACAACTGCGCGAACGCAAGTAGTTACATGATCAGGTTGTTGAACGCCCTGCCTAGAACTGTTGTCGTCGCCTGCTCAGGCGGGTTGGATTCCATGGCAGCCCTGGACTTTCTCCGTCGGCGACACCATACCCAGGTGGCCTTTTTTGATCACGGTACCGTGGCCAGTGAGCATGGCCTGGCCACGGTCAGGACGTACTGCTCGCAGCATGACATACCTCTCGCCATCGGAAAAATCTCTCAACCGAGGCCCCCGGGCATCAGTCCCGAAGAACACTGGCGCAACGAACGCTATGGATTCCTTGACCGTTTGCCAGGATCCGAACCGGTGGTTTTGGCCCATCATCTCGACGATGCCGTGGAAACTTGGATCTGGGGATCGTGTCATGGTCAGCCCAGAATCATGAACTATCAGCGAGGACGCTGTGTGAGACCGTTCCTAAGAACACCCAAACAACAGCTGGTTGCCTGGACTCAGCGGCACGCTGTGACCTGGTACGAAGACCACAGCAATCGTGATCTGCGATACAGTCGTAATCAGATCCGACATGCCGTCATGCCCGAAATTCTTAAAGTAAATCCTGGAATCGCTACCATGGTGCAAAGAAAAATCCTTGACAAGAATCAAAGACACTGGTTATAATTGCAACATTGCGAACGCGGAAAAATTTTAGTTGTAAAGTCACAGGGCCCTAGCTCAATTGGTCTAGAGCAATCCACTCATAATGGATAGGTTCGGAGTTCGATCCTCCGGGGCCCTACTTAAAAATTTGACAGTTGACCGAGAGTGGTTAACGCAGCGGTTTGCTAACCCGTCGTTCAGAAATGGACACTTAGATTCGAATCTCATACTCTCCGCCAGCAATAAAAGAGATATATAGTTTTAAGCCGGTTTAGCACAGTGGTAGTTGCAATCGCCTTGTAAGCGATAGGTCGTCAGTTCGAATCCGACAACCGGCACCATTTTTATTCCAAGGTAGTACAGCGGTAGTGCAGTTAAGAATATTCCCCAGTAGCACAGTTGGTAGATGCGTCTGACTGTTAATCAGAATGTCCGTGGTTCGAGCCCACGCTGGGGAGCCAAGTTTGGGGGATTAGTTAAATGGGATAACATCGGCTTTGCAAGCCGAGATTAACAGTTCGATTCTGTTATCCTCCACCAAATCGGTGTAGGATAGTCTGGTTCATTCCGCCTGCTTTGGGAGCAGGATGTCGCAAGTTCGAATCTTGCCATCGAGACCAATTTGGAGTGTAGGGTTGGAATCCTTGCACTCCGACTAGAATTGCCTGGTTAACTCAGCGGTAGAGTGTCTCCCTTACAAGGAGAAGGTCGGCGGTTCGATCCCGTCACCAGGTACCAGATAACGCTTGAACAATCAGACTGTTTCAACTGGACTGCCAATAACGCTCTGTGCGAGGTGACACAAGATCTTTAACCGTGCTACACCCTTGATCTTTTCTACGTCCCTTGAGGTGGTCGAGATAAGCGCCCCATGCTGTGTTGATCAAGGGGTGCCCCTCGCCTTGCAAAGATCCCCGGTTCCAATCCAGTTGTTGCCAAGCAGGAAAATGTTGCGTCATCCATTCTCGGGTACGGTCAAACACCCAGCAGTCATGATATTCTTTCATGGCCAACACACCTTGTTCGGCATGGTCGTAGGCCCACTGCATGCGTTCCATGAATTCGTGACTACCCGGGCGATCCAGATTGATAGCCCATAGCCCGGTTTCGGTGTACTTTCGTGCACGCCCCAGGAAGGCCACACCCACGTCCTGGGGTATTTCCTGATCTAGAATATCAAGACCAATGGCGCTGTGGCAGACCATGTCGGCATCCATCCATATCATAGTGCCCGTGCTCCGACGTCGAGCCAGATCGCACTGTGCATATACTTTGTGGCTAAACCTTACTGCATCCCAACGAAATCCAATGCCAGGTTGTTTGCCTTTGCGGTCGGGCGGTCCTTGGGCCAATCGCCCGGTCGCACGCAGATCCGCTTGATATTGTTGTTTGAATTTGACCAGCGCCGGGACCCTTTGATGCAGATCATGTACCACCAGGTTCGATGCATGTTGTTGTATGTCACAGTCCTCGGCATACACATGTAGTTCGACTGCCTGAGGCCAGTTTTTCAAGAAGGTTTCGATCATACGACTACCGTATTTTTCATACCCTGCACGATGAAAGGTGGTTACCACTGAGAATTTTCTTGACACAGTTTTCCTTATAACTACTTGTAACTTTATTTACATCATGCGTTTTGGCGTCTTCAATAAATTTGGTGCAGCAAACAGTCAACCAGTGTTTGAGGCATTTACACAGGCTGTGACCCGTCTCGGGCACGCGTGGCGGCTGCACGATGCCACGGCCGACATTGCAGTGATTTGGTCAGTGGTATGGGCCGGGCGTATGCGGGCCAACCAGGAGGTCTGGAACGCATTTCGCAACACCGGTCGGCCAGTGGTGGTGTTAGAAGTGGGCATGCTACGTCGTGGCCATACCTGGAAAATGTCTGGCAACGGCACTGACCGTGGCGCCGAGTGGCCATCCGTGAGTGACTGTGATCGGCCGACCAAATTGGGCATAGCACTCGAGCCCTGGCGTTCATTTGGCACCGACGTTGTCATCGCGTTGCAGCGCACAGACAGCGAGCAATGGAAGGACCAGCCACCAATGGATCAATGGCTTGCTGATGTTGTTGCCGGGCTGAAGAGCCACACCGATCGACCCATACGCATACGCTCACATCCGCGAAAACGCATGTTGCACAGTTTGGGATTTGACATCGAGGTTCCCAACAAATTGCCCGGAACCTACGATGATTTTGATTTTGATCGCAGCTTACAGCAGGCCTGGTGTGTGCTGAACTGGAACAGTGGTCCGGGCACCCAGGCCGTGATACAAGGGGTGCCAGCATTTGTTGGGCCCACTAGCCTGGCTGCTCCTGTAGCATCACTGGATTGGTCACAGATCGAATCTCCCCAAAGACCCAATCGCGAGAGTTGGCTGAATCAGGTCGCACACACCGAATGGACCGTTGGAGAAATCGCCAGTGGCGAGCCAGTGGCCAGTTTGTTATCGCGGCTTGAGTCTTGCTAGATCGGCATCGACCATGTCGCGGATCATCTGTTCAAATGTAGTACGAGGCTGCCATCCCAACAGCCTACGGGCACGACCAGAATCACCGCAAAGATTATGCAGTTCGGCTGGACGCTTGAACCTAGGATCGCTGACCACCCGATCGGTCCACGACGTGATGCCTGCCCGATCAAACGCTATCTCCAGTAGTTCGCGTATGGTATGTTGCTCACCAGTTGAGATTACATAATCCAAAGCTTCGGGCTGTTGTAACATCAGCCACATGGCCTCGGCATAATCACCGGCGAATCCCCAGTCGCGGCGGGCATCAAGATTGCCCAGGGCAATGGTGTCTGCTAGGCCCAGTGCGATGCGAGCCACTCCGTCAGTGACCTTGCGTGTCACAAATTCTCGACCACGCAGGGGACTTTCGTGATTGAACAATATGCCCGAACAGGCATAGAGACTGTAGCTTTCGCGGAAATTCACAGTGATCCAATGCGCATAGAGTTTTGACACGCCGTAGGGACTGCAAGGGCGGAAAGGCGTGGTTTCGTTCTGCTGGCCGCCTGTGCTATTACCATACATTTCCGACGTGGATGCCTGATAGAATCGAGAATTTGGACTGTGAGTACGTATGGCATTGAGTATGTTAAGTGGGCCTATGGCATTGACTTCGGTGGTCAACTTGTTGAGATCCCAGCTCACTCCAACAAAGCTCTGCGCTGCGAGATTGTATACTTCGGCAGGTTGTAGACTGCGCAGGAGATGATTCATTGAATTTTCGTCGGTGATATCACCGGTCACCAGCTCGATGTCATTTTCTATTCCCAGCCAACGCAGATTGTCAAGATTAAGATTGCTGTAGCGTTTTACCAGTCCATAGACCTGATAATCCTGTTCTAACAGCGTCTTGGCAAGATATGGACCGTCTTGTCCGGTCATGCCTGTCACAAATGCCACGCGTTTCATTGAGTTTCCTTTTAGACTTGTATGTCTTCCATGCCTGCGGTCCGCAAGCGCACGATATGACCAGACATCCAACTCTTGGAATCCAGTCCTTTCATGATACCCAACCAGCGATTTCTCAGCAGGGCAACTTCATTGATAATGGTTTCAAAGTCTATGACTTCGTCCTCGCCGTCTACATATTTTTCTGCGTCGCGTGATGTCAGCGCTCGCTGATAGGCCTCAAGGTATTTCTGGAAATGCCGGCGGCGGATCTTGCGCAACTGGATATTGAGATAGTTGAGCACTGCCTCAATCTCCTGCAGTTGATTGAAACGATGCTCAGTGATTCCGGGCAGATCTTTGATATTGCGCTCTACCAAACCGCCAATGCGGCATTCGGCCCTAGCCTGTTCAAGTTCCTGTTCGTAATACGAGATAAAATCTGGAATCAGACCGAGATCGGAGACCACACGACTGTACCACACGATCAGTCCTCATATCCAAAGTCATCATCATCGTACTTGTCAAACTCGTCTGTTGTGGTTAGATAACTGTTTAGAGCATGTTTGATGTCAGAATCATGAAAAAACACCTGTAAAATATCGTCGGCTGTATAGTCATGATCGATCATAACGGATACCAAGGTATCTGCTGCATCTGCGTGATCAATAGTGTTTATGTATCTCTTTAATTCTTCCCAGACATCCACAGCAAGTTCTGTACTCATGCCTGCTCCTCTGTTGAGATTTCAGCAATCGCGCCAAGGCTGGAAGATTTTTTTGAGAACTCGATCATGAGAGTGTCAAGACAACCATCCTCGTTTGATTCCCAGGCCTTGCGAAACAATTTGATTTCTTGACCGGTATCTGTGACAAAACGAAGTCGATTTCCGTCCTTGACCAGAAGACCCTTTTTCTCAGCTAGATCAACCAATCCCGAATACGGATTCATTCCGGTCTCATACGGAATCTTAACCTGTACACCTTCAAACGGTTTGGTATATCGAGTTTTCATGACCTTGCATGCACTACGAATGCCCATAACGTCCGAAATCTTGTTACCATCTTCGTCTTCCTTGAGCTTGAGCTTGCGCATGGCTACCACAATGGAACTGGCGTAGATAAAACCCTGTCCGCCCGAAATCTTGTCGTCGGGGTCAAACATGTCCTGACTGGCATAGGTATGGTTGGTACAAACCATGCCTACGTTGTAACTACCAAACATGTTGACACAGTTACGCACCAAGGCAGTGAGACTTTTGGCCTTGCGGCCTAGGTCGCCTTTCATATCGCCGGCTTCAAACTGATTGACATCGGTAGGAGTAAGCAACATGCCCACCGAATCGATCACAAACAATACCTTGGGCCGTTCTTCGGCCGACAGTATTTTGTACTCGCTCATGAATGTGGAGATGGTCTTGGCTACATCGTCGATCATGGCCATTGAAAGTTTTAGCAGTTTCCCCTCGCTGGTATCTACTCCCAACGCATGCAGCCATGTTTCGTCTAGAGCATTTTCAGTATCAATCAACACCACGAAGATTCCCTGCTGTTGTGCATGTCTTACAATATTTCCTGAACAGATATAGCTTTTGCCTGCGCCGGATTCGCCAGC